CCGAAATTGAAACCGCGTTCAGTGCCTTAAACGGCGTTGTGAACGTGATGATCTTTGATCCCGCGCCGCTTTGTATATCATTGTCGCTTTGCGTTCTGGTCGGCAAGCGCATTTCTGCGGTTAGCTCTTCGATAGCCGGTGTTTCTGCGCTGTCAGTGCTTGTTAGAACCGCCCTAAACCGCAAAGCCCTTGCTGTATAGGTTCCAACAACAAACTGCCGGTAAGCAGTCCACGTCGGGCTGCCAGCGGGGTCGTCTTGCGTCGTGCTGACATATAAATCAACGTCAGTTGCCCCGCTTGCCGGTGTTCCGGTGTGCATAGATAGTTGCGACACTTTCAAAACCGCGCTGGCTTGCGCCGTAAATACCGCGCCAAGGTTGATGATATTAGCAAAATCATATGTGCCGCTGCTTGCAATAAAGCCAGAACCAGAACCACCGCCAAACAAGCCGGTTGCAGCGTCGAAATTACCGGCAACGCTATCGAACAAATTGGTCGTGTCCAGCCGCAAAATATCATCAATCACAACGCAATCGGTCTTTGTGCCAAGAAAATCGCTATGCTCTGACACTGTATCGGTCAGATTAAGCCCATCAACTTGATCGACCAAAGCCACGCTGCTATCTGCATTGACGCTTTGCACGCCAAATTTGTTGACCGCCTTAATAAAATATGTGCCGGTTAGGGCTGGTGCGACAACAGTATTGGTCGGACGCGGCACTTTCTTGACGATTGTTTGCGCGTTGTTGTATGTCGCGCCGGTCAGCAATGGCGAATGCCGGATGACATAATGCGACAAATCTTGATCGGTTGATGCTGTCCAGCTTAGATCGGCGTTTTTGCCAATGATATTGACGCTGAAATTGGTCACGTCAGACGCAGCCGCAGCTTGCCCGACAATGGTATGATTAGCCGTTGCCCACGCAGACTTGACACCAAGCGCGTTAATAGCCCTTGCGCGAATGTTGTATAAGCCGCCAGACTGCACATTAACCAGCGTGTAACGATTGCCGGAGCCGATGCCCAGCGACTTGTAAACTGTGTCTGTTGACAGCTTTGCTTGCACCTCAAATTGCCGCGCATAAATGCTTATGCTTTCCACGTCTGCGATCAGTACCGAAATGGCTTGCTGATTAAACAGTTCCAGCGTGTCAGATGGTGAAATTGTCGGCGCGGGAATATTAAACGGATTTGGCAAGGTGGTATTGTCTTGCTGGAAATCGCTTTCTTCAGCCGACCAGCTATAAACCGCGCTGTTTGTCTCGACCATTTCGCAGTCGACAGTGACCTCAGTTGTGCCAAAGTTTAGTTTCCAGCTAACAATTTCAAAGACCTTGTTAGTAAAGCCCAGCCGCGTGTTTGTAATCATTACAGTGTCGCCGACTTGAAACTGAAACGCACTCATCTTGAATTTTGCACGCAAGGCAATCTCTTGCCGGTTTTTATATAGGATTTGCTTTGCAATACGCTGTGCGCGTGCCGCATTATCAGTAAATGGCAGATCAAGGTTTAGATACCGACGTTCGCCGCCATCTTCGGTTTCAAACGTGCTGCTAGTAATCGCAGGATAGTCTGTGGCTTGATAGTCACTGGCTGGGCTAATAAACTGCCCCTTGATAGCGTTGAAGCTGTCACGCGCCGAAATAGCGGTTGTAACAGTCAAGCCAGACGCAAGATCACTTTCATCAAGCGTGACTGTTGGTGTTACATATGCGCCAGCACGCAGCGACCATTTGCCGTTGCTGTAATAAAGCGACCCATTCAAAGCAGTCAGCATTTGTTCAATATTACCGCGTGGCGTGTTTTGCGTATCAACAACGCCGTTGAACGTGTAGCGATCTTGTGTACCGCCGCCAGACAAAGCAACGCTTTCTTCGCAGATGTTAGCCGCAGCAATAAAGCTGGCATCATCAATTTCCGCTGCCGTTGCACCAAGCCCGTAAACTGTATCTGTCAAATAGTCGCGGATGACCAAAGCTGGGTTTTCGCTCCAAACAGTTGTGGTTGTGCGCGGGTCATATATCTTGCGACCTTTCACTTTTGCGCTAATGTTAGGCAAGCCATTCGGAAATGCGTCTGGATCAAACTTTAACCGCACATATAAATAACCTTGATCAGTCAGCTTGTGATTGCTTGTCCAGCTTGTATCTGAAACCAAACTTGCTGGAATATTGCCAGCACTGCCGACAGTGACCGGATAAACATTAACCAAACCACTATATTTTGACGGACTGGTGACGCTGTTTCCGCTTAACGTCAAGGCCTCTTCATTGAAATATATTGTGGTGAAACTTTCCAGTTCGTGCGCCGATAAGACAATGACCAAATGCAGATATTCATCGCTGTCAGTAGCTTCAATAAAAGCAAATGTGCCGCCAAGACGCGTTTCGCCATAAACCAGCTTGCGCGTGGCGTTAGATGATCTGGCTGTGATCGTTTTTGATTGGTCGATGCCGCCATTACCGCCGCCGCCAATGTTCGGTTGCTTCGGCTTTGGCGCAAGTGCTTGTGACGCGGCTGTTAGCGCAAGATTGACTGCAAATGTGCCAACAACATATGCAGCTGTGATAGTTGCCACAGTTCCGGCAACGTAAGCTGTGCCGACTGTTGCCGCTGTTGCGATCAGTGCTGGAATAATTGCCGCTGGCATACTACACCTTCCACGCTTTCTTGGCCGCGTTTAACGGCAGAAAAATCAAACCATCCTTGCCCATTGCGGCAACCTTGTCACCGACCACCAATGATAACGCATCACCATCCGGCGTGTCTATCAGCGCAACATCGCCCCGCTGCGCTTTAAATGGCTCTATTTCGTCCAACCTAGACCCGACACTGGCCGCAAGATCGCCAAGCCCCATTTTTACCAGAAACCTTGCAAAGCCTTTCTGTGATGAATATTGACCTATCCAGTCATCAAATCGTGACGACCCACAAATTGCTTTTTCGGCATATAAACAAAAATGACCGCAGTCGGCCTCGCCCCATTCAAACTTTTTGTGCCGCCATTCCTCGATATGATCGTTCAAGCGTGACGGCCAATCGACTAGCCGCCCCATTTAATTGTCGCCTCTTGCAATGAATTGATAAACTCAAACCCTTTATCTGTGGCATCAAGCGATTTCTGATCTTCGCTAGTCCAACGACGCAAGCGTGGCCGTTCCAGATCAATCAAACGGCTTTCGGCAGTTAGCGTAATCGTGCAAGTTTCACCCTCTTCAGCGATTGTCATCACATCCATCCGGCCAGAAAACACCTTGTAACTGCTAACTGTGCCGCTAGTTATTGCGCCGACATAAATGTTTGCGATCCGATATTGATAGTTTTCGGTCAGCGCGGTCGTCAAGATGCTGCTTGATATGCCGGTCAGTGACATTGACGCGCCTTTTGCGCCAATCTCCGCAGCCTCTTCAATAGCCGAAATAGAAATCAATGACCCGCCGCCGGTATAGGTATTACTGTCAATGGTCAGATCGCCGTAACCATTCCATAAACGCAGCGCACCGCTATCAAATAGCAGTTCAGCAGCCAGAAAGCCGGTAAAGCTATCAGTCGCAAATTCGGATGGTACACCGCTGCGCGTCATAGTGCTTCAACCGCTGCAAAGCTGATTGAATAAAAACCAGCGTTGTTGATCGTCCACGTTGCGTCATTTGATGACAGCCGAAAAACGCCTTGTGCGCCGCTGACTGTAACTGTTGCGCCATCAGCCGGTGATGACCGCAAATCCGGCCATAAGTTTAACGTGGCTTCGCCGCTGCCATTGCTGTCAACATCTTCTAGCACTTTGTAAAGACGCGCTGTTGCACCGCTGCCTAGCTGGATATAATCGCCAGCCCTTAGATAGCCGACTGCCGATGCTGGAAGCCCATCAATAGCCAATTCGTTACCAGTCTGGCTTGCACCATTAACAACCGGCGTGCCAGCCGCTGTGGACGCTGATCCGCGTGGCGTTGCCGCATTAGGATCGCCCAAAAGGAACGTGCCAAACTGACCACGCAACCGCAGCAAAAAGCTGTTCCAATATTCGCTGTCAGACCGCTTGACGGGCGGGATCGTGATCGTTGCCGACCAACGTGCGCCAGCGTGCCGAACAACTTGTTGTGCCAGTGTGAATGGGCTTTCGCTGATCGAAACAATATCAGTTGCGGTTATCTCAACCCGCGTGATGCCGGTCTGCGTCGGGAATGCCAATGGATAAGTTTCAGCCATAATTAACCCCCAAACGCACTAGCGAATGAACCGCCGCGCCGTCTAGCCTCAAGAACCGCAGCCTTTGACGCTTCTTGTATCTGCGGCAACATTCCCATCACTTCGGCGCGTACTGTCTGCGATACGCCAGCCGATAAGTTGATGGTCTGGTGAACAGTAACGCCGCCGCCCAGCTTGTCATT